ATTTTCTTTTAGACTGCGCCCACTGAAAGTTGTTGCCTAAAATACACCCTGGGTTGGGTAAATGAGGGCCATTTTTTCCGATTTACGTCAATGGGTTCAGGGCCTATATTAGTAGGTATCTGAAAATGAGGTCGCAATGTTCGGGATGAAGCCAAAGTGGCAAAGCGGCGATGGAAAGGAAGATCACCGCACGCCAGAGGAAGCGCAAGCAGCTGCCGGGCTCATCGTCGCGGCCGAGACGGCGCAGGTCCAAATTCCCAACCCTGAAGATTATGGGATTTCACACCCAATCGAAAAGGATATGTGGGAAAGAGGGCTGAGGTCCAAAGAATACATGAATGATTGGCGGGAAGTTGAGCTGGTTCATCTGGCACGATATTGCCGCCTGTTTCGCATGACGATGGAGATTGAGGAAGAGGCAATGCGGACGCCTTTCACCTCAGAGACGATGACCAAGCATGGTGGCGTGATTATCAAGGCTCATCCGATCCACGACATGTATCATCGCTACCTCAATCAACTCAGTCGCGCTGGTCGTTACCTCAAGTTCAATCCGAAGCAGGTTGAGCTGCCGGTCCCCTACGATGAGATGCTTCAGTTCTACATGAAGGCCACAGGCCGGTATCATATTGATGGAAGGGCCAACCCGGTCGATGATGCCGAGACTGAAGATGACTATGAATCGCATCTGCTGGCCTAACGGATGAACCAGCAAGCGCCAATACCAATCAGAAAGCCAGTCTCGCAACTCACACGTGGCGAGAAGGTGATCGAATTCATCGAGGCATTCTGCCGCGTTCCTGAAGGAGCCTTGGTTGGGCAGAAAATCAAGCTTGCGGACTTCCAGAAGCAATTCATACTTGACGTCTATGACAATCCTCACGGAACGCATACGGCAATCCTCAGCAAAGCGCGCAAGAACGCAAAGACAGCAACAATCGCCTGTATTGGTCTCGCCCATATAGCTGGACCTGAAGCCCAGCAAAACTCGCAGATCGTCAGCGGCGCTCTTTCCCGAGACCAAGCGGCAATCGTCTTCAAACTGATGTCGAAGATGATCAAGCTGGATCCACGTCTCGATCAGGTGTGTAAGATCACACCTTCCGGCAAGACGATCATTGGTCTCAGAAAGAACGTGGAATACCGCGCGTTGTCGGCTGATGCCAGCACAGCCCATGGTCTTTCACCAATCCTCGCCATTCTCGATGAGGTCGGTCAGGTCAAAGGTCCCACCAGTCCGTTCATCGAAGCAATCACATCGTCTCAGGGTGCGCATGACAATCCGCTCCTGATTATGATCAGCACACAAGCAGCATCCGACGCTGACTTCCTCTCAATGACGATTGACGATGCCATTCGGTCGGGCGATCCGGGCATCGTTGTCCATTTGTATCAGGCAGATAAGAACTGCGAGCTGATGGATGAGGATCAGTGGAAGAAGGCCAACCCTGCGCTTGATCTTTTCCGCAGCCGTTCAGACCTCAAGAAGCAGCTGGAGAAGGCATCCCGCATTCCGTCTCTTGAAGCCTCAGCACGGAACCTTCTTCTCAACCAACGGATCAGTCTTGAGAGCCTATGGATGGCACCTGCCGTATGGCGGGCAAACTCGACGCAACCCGATGTTGGGGTTTTCCGTGAGCACCCTGTCAGCCTCGGTCTTGACCTGTCGGCAAAGACAGACCTCACCGCTGCTGTGTTCGCCTGTAAAGACGACAAAGGAAATGTTCACGTGATCCCATTTGTCTTCACCCCCCTTCGGGGGGTGGAGGAACGGGCGCAACGCGACAGAGCGCCTTATCAAGAATGGATCGAAGCAGGTGCTCTTTACACAGCTGGTGTCAGCACCGTCGATTACGCAGCAATGGTCGAAATGCTGATGGAGTTTCAGCAGCGCAACAACTTTGAGATCACCAGCATCGAGTATGACCGTTGGCGCATTGAAGTGCTCCAGAGGGATAGCAAGGAACTGGGATTTGGCGTTGGGTCGAAATGGAACCCGGTTGGGCAAGGCTACAAGGACTTCTCACCGCGAGTTGAGAGATTTGAGGAGTTGATGCTCCAAGAACTCATTCGGCACGGCAATCACCCTCTGCTTCAAATGGCAGCCGCCAATGCCATTGCCGTCAAATCTCCCGCTGGTGACGTCAAACTCGACAAGTCGAAATCGACACAGCGCATTGACCCTCTTGTCGCAGCCGTTATGGCTGTTTACGGCGTCTCTGCCGGCAACAATAAGAGCTTCGATATTTCAGCGATGATCGGCTAGGAACCCCCTTTACTTCAACGATCCGAGGCAGTATTATCATCAGAAACGAGGGACGACGCAACATGCCACGCAACCGCCCCTTACCATCACGACGCAAAGGTCAAGATGAAGACTGAACGCCAACGGACGCTCCACGGTGGAGAGGAAGGCCGGGCAATGACCTCTGGAGGTTATTGCTATGGGCCGCCGCAACCCGTCTGACATCATCTTCAAGTCGGGCTATGCGTCGCCTGACGATCCCCTTGAATTCGTCATGTCCACTGAGTCCAAGGACCGGATGGGCGACATCATCGAGCAATCGGGATGGAACCTGCGCGAGTTCAAGAAGAACCCCATCGCTCTGTTCCAGCATGATCACCGGATGCCGATTGGCACCTGGGAGAACGTGCGTGTCGAGGGCAAGAAGCTCATTGGCCGCCTCAAGCTGGCCAAGGAAGGCACCTCTCAGATCGTTGACGATGTTCGTCGGCTGATCGAGCAGGGCATTCTGAAGGCTGTTTCGGTTGGCTTCTCCGCTCAGGAGTATGAGCCTCTCGAAAAGGATGATGCCTGGGGTCCCCTTCGGTTCAAGAAGGTGACCCTGCTCGAAACGTCCGTTGTCAGCGTCCCGGCAAATGCCGAGGCCCTGGCAGTGGCGAAGGGACTGACGATCTCAAACGAGACGCGCAGGCTCTTGCTCAAGTCGGCCTCCGTGGAAGGAGCCAAAGAGCGACTCAAACGCGGCGTGTCAGCCGTTCCCAAGAAACCCACAACCAGAGGATTGCCAATGAAACTTGGTGAGAAAATCCAAGCGGCAGAGGAACGGCTGGAAGAACTCCGTGAATCTGTCTCGGACATCGTCAAGTCGGCCGAGGATGAAGGCCGTGACCTGACGGATGAGGAGGCCACCCAGATCGAAGAACTGGAAGGCCAGATCGAGGCTGCCCAGAAGTCGATCAACGGCCTCAAGTCGGCTGAGAAGGCGCTGGCGCAGCGTGCCGAGCGCAAGGCGGGCGAACGCAGTGGCGTTTCGTTCGTGCCGGCCAAGGCCAAGACCGACAAACCCTCGGACGTGCTCTTCAAGGCTGCCGCCGTCAAGGTGCTGGCCTACCAGATGAAGATGCGTGAGGAGGATGTCCTCCAGATGCGCTACGCGCATGACCCGCGTGTCGAGACCTTCCTGAAGGCGGCGACGCATGTGGCGACCACGACCGCTGTCGGTTGGGCCGCTGAACTGGTGGATGATGCTCTGTCGGGCTTCATCAACGAACTGACGCCTGTCTCCATCTATGGCCCGCTGGCCGCTGCCGGCACGGCCATTCCGTTCGGGGACGCCAACTCCGTCACCATCCCGCGTCGGGCTGGTCTCGGCAAGGTCGCCGGTTCGTTCGTCGGTGAGAACGCGACCATCCCGGTCAAGCAGGACCAGTATGGTTCGGTCACGTTCGCTCGCTACAAGGCGGCGGTCATCACGACCTTCACCAATGAGCTGGCGCGCGTCTCCAACCCCCAGATCGAAGGCCTGCTCCGGTCGGCCATCGTTCAGGACACCGGCGACATGCTCGACACCTTCGTGATGAACCCGGCATCGGCTGCGGTCGCCGGCATTCGCCCGGCATCGCCGTGGCATGGTGCTGCCAATCAGGCGTCGAAGGGCACCACCCAGGCTCAAATCCTGGAAGACCTGCGCTTCCTGATGGACACCCTCTCGGTGGCCAATGCCGGTCGCAACTCGCGGCTGATCATGAACCCGTCGCGCATCAGCGGTCTGTCGATGCTCACGAACGCCAATGGCGCCTTCGTGTTCCGCGATGAACTCGCTCAGGGCCGTCTGCTTGGCATCCCGGTCATCGTCTCGACCAACTGCCCGGCCGACAAGGTCTACATCATCGACTGCGCTGACTTCGCCACCGCGTTCGGCACCCCCGAATTCATGGTGTCGGATCAGGCGACCATCGTGATGGCCGACGATGACGGTGTGGCGCCGACGATGGCTGCGACCAACGCGGTCAACCCTGCTGCTGGCTCGATCAACGTCTCCGACGCTGCCGGCACGACGCCGCCGACTGTGGTGCGATCGATGTTCCAGACCTGGAGCACTGCTCTGCGGATGGTCCTCCCGATCAGCTGGGGTATGATGCGTCCCGGCACGGCTGCCTACATCACTGGGGTTGCCTGGTAACCGCACTGCCTGCGGCTAGGGGGAGAGGGGACGACACTGTCCCGTCAGTGCCTCTCTCCCCCGACTTCCTGTGTCACGTGGGAGTGACCTATGAGCGTTCTGAACCGACCGAAGCTGCCGACTGACAACGTTCAAGTCTGGGACGGTTACAGGTATGCCATCGTCACCCGCGAAGAAGCCGAAAGGCTGGTTGGGCTCGGAACCCATCAGCTGACTGAGAACCTTCAGGCTTCTCAACTGAAACGCCCTCAAGACTTCAAGCCGGTGGAGACCAAGGTGGTTGAGCCGGAACCCAAAGACCAGCCTCCCCTCAAGGTTGATGGCCGGTCGGATGCCAAGACCTACAAGAACCGCATGCTGAAGGCTGAGGAATGAAACTTGTTGATCGGGTTCTTGGACGGGTAGGGCTGGCTCGCAAGTCGATTGCGGGTCAACCGTCAATTCCACCCCAGTGGCCCATCAATTGGTTTCAGGTAGGACTGAACCCCAACTCGACCCTGTCGCAATCTTCCTCGGTGGTTGAGGCTTGTATCGCTGCCTATGCGCAGACGATCGCACAGCTTCCCCCGCGTCTTTGGAGGTCACAGGAGGATGGTTCTCGTGTATGGCTTATGGACAACCCAGTCCAAAAGGTTCTCAACAAGCCGAACCCGTATCAGACGACTTCTGATTTCCTTCTCAATCTGGTCTACTCCATTCTTCTGAGAGGGAATGGATACTGGGTGGGGAATGGAGACACTCCCAAGTCGCATACGGCCATCTACATTCTGGACCCGCGTCAAACACTCCCTGTCCTCAGCAAAGAGACAGGTGACCTGTTCTATTCGACAGGTGGCCTCCATGCTGAGATCATCGACATCGACATTGCCGAGCAGGTGATGATCCCTGGCCGTTATGTCGGCCACGTCAAGCTTTACACCCCCTACGATCCACGCGTTGGGGTCACCCCTCTTGCGTCTGCCGCGGCCTCGGTCGCAGCGAACAACTCGATCACCAACCATCAGGCTGCCTTTTTCAGCAACATGTCTCGTCCTTCGGGTGTTCTGTCCACTGAGATGGAACTCACCAAGGACCAGATCACAATGCTTCGGGAAGCCTGGAATGAGCAGTCGAAAGACCTCAACTCAGGTGGCGTTCCGATCCTCGCAGCAGGTCTCAAGTGGGAATCACTTTCGATGACTTCTCAGGATGCTGAGCTGGTCGCAGCATGGAAGATGACTGTCGAGGACATCAGCCGGGTGTTCCGGGTGCCTCCAATGCTCATCAACAATATGGAGAATGCGACGTTCTCCAACGCCGATGCTCTGATGTCCTTCTGGCTTTCTTCCGGGTTGGGCTTCCTCATCAAGCACATCGAAGCCTCGATGAAGGCTTACTTCAACCTGCCACCGTCAGAATACATCGAACTGGACACTGAAATCCTCATGCGGACGAACCTTGAGGGCCGAATCAAGGCGCTCGGGGAAGCTGTCACAAAGGGCATCTACAGCCCCAATGAAGCAAGGCGTCGTGAGAACCTTGGCCCTGTTGAGGGTGGCGACATGCCTCGCGTTCAGCAGCAGATGGTGCCTCTGAATTGGGAAATCCCCAATACGGCTCGCATCACATCGCCTCAGGATGAAGAGGATGAAGAACCTGCCGATGACATCACTGATGAGGAATTGAGCTTCCTGCCGATCCTCATCAAAGCCAAGTTGAGGGAACTTCAAAATGCCTCTTGATGCGAAAACCCTTACCACGATTGTCGCAGAAGTCATCCACGACAATCAGAAAGAGGAACGTCAGAAGTCAGACGCTCAGATTGCTGAACTCCGAAAGCAGCTTGCCGATCAGGCTGAGCAGATTGCCAGTCTGCTGGAGTTC